TCATGCGGACTGAAGTGAATGTGTTCGACGGTAGGCAAGTGGAATCTCTGTAAGAGCAAGCGTCAATGTCCATGGGGACAAGATCTACGTTTGGGTGTCCACAGTATGCAACTTATTCTTATCAATGCTGTAGATCTCAACGTCCGGCACCATCGATTCGATCAGCGTCATGACACGCTCACTCATGTCGCCGTATAGCGCATAGTTCGAGGAGAACGGGACGATGCCACGCTGCTTGAGCTTGTGCTTGATCTGGAAGTACGACTCGCCCATTTTCACGTAGGGCTTGGCATCGTAGCTCCGCGCGATGACGCAGCCGTCGTTGTTCGACAGCACCACGATAGGCACCTTCGCCAGGTCAGGACGAAACACGCGTTCGCAACTGGCGTAGAAGCTGTTGCAATCGATCAGGCCGAATACCGGCAGCGTCTTAGACATGGCTGCGCACGCTGCTGGTGATCACACCCCAAATTGCCAGCTCATCACCCTCAAGGACATACCGTGGCGGATACTTGGGGTTTTCCGACATCAGTATTACGTCGCTACCGCGAAGGCACAGACGCTTGCACACGGGTTCGTTATTCAACAACGCAATGACGATGTGGCCGTGAGCTGGCTCGATTGATCGATCGACAATGGCCAGGTCCCCTTCGTAGATCCCGGCGCCCTGCATGCTTTCACCGGTGAGCGACACCAGATAGACGTGTGGCGCGCGGATGTTCAGCACCTCATCTAACGATATCTGCGCTTCGATGTGATCCGCTGCCGGCGAGGGAAAGCCCGCCGGGACTCGGAAGAGACACAGCGGCAGCCTGGTGCCGCCCCCACAGATGGGGCCTAAAATTGAGAAACTCATGACGCACGACTTCCAGAACTGTACGGATGTACAGTTAACTTTCTGGACGCCTTCCGGTCAATTTTTGTAGGAAATATCAGATAGGCGGGGGGCAACGTTTGGGCGTCTCTAGCAGCACCGTAACATTCACGGCCTTGCTGCCGCCTTCATACCCAATGTCTTGACAACCGTACTAGACATCTTCCGCTACAACGTACAGTACCGGCCCCCCCCAAACACTTAGCTGCGCTCTTCAACGCGGAAACTGGTTTTCTGCACGCAGACATGGTGCAGTGAGTATGGCGAACGCATGCATACAACGGAAATCTTAGTATTCTTATTTTTCCTCCAACCCCAAAAACAGCCATAGCAAGCCGTCTTATTTTCTCAGCGCACCCTGAGAACTTCGTTATTTCGTTATTTCGTTATTTCTTTATTTCGTCATTTCGTCATTTCGTCATTTCGTCATTTCGTCATTTCGTCATTTCGTCATTTCGTCATTTCGTCATTTCGCCATTTCGCCATTTCGCCATTTTGCCATTTTGCCATTTTGCCATTTTGCCATTTTGCCATTTTGCCATTTTGCCATTTTGCCACGAACGCATAAGTACATAAGTACATAAGCACATAAGTACATAAGCACATAAGCACATAAGCACATAAGCACATAAGCACATAAGTACATAAGTACATAAGTACATAAGTACATACGGTGCTCAGTTCCCGTGCACCTCGATGGCTCGATGGCTCGATGCTTCAGAATCCAGGAATCCCGGCCCTCGAGGCAGTGCCAGGCACGCTAACTAACTAACTAACTAACTAACTAACTAACCTTCCCCTTCACATCGGAGGCACCGCAAGGACAGCACGACGGGACAGAGCAATCAGGTAATACGGTATTACCCTCTCTCCCCCCCAAAAATAAAGCACGATAAGGAATTGACACAATTGTTTGCCGAGCGGTATGTTCGCTTACACAAATATTCCATCTGCGCCCTCGCCGCCTCACTTCTGAGGTGACGTACAACTTCGAGCAAAACACATGACTAGTACACTGTTGATCATTGCCTACATTGAAACTATTCGCCTTATAAATGTTTTGCTCAGCCTATTCGCTAATGGCCAACCCTGGTGATCAAAATAGGCCGCCCAAATCCGCCGGGGCCCAATTCATGATCACCAGTTCGCCACTGACTTCAGCCCTCCCCTGTCGCTGGTTAGTTGTGGTGTAGCGAATGTCCAAGGTCTCGAAATGGAAGCCTTTGAACACGCGACGGATATCCGGATGGTCGTTGATACTGACCCTCACTTTGCCTTTGCAGCGGCGCATGAAGTCGGCCATCCGCTCATAGTTTTCGAATGGAAAGTCCACGCCATATCCGGCGGTCTGCCAATAAGGCGGATCCATGTAGTGGAAGGTGTGGGCACGGTCATAGCGTTCTGCGCATTCAAGCCAGGGGAGGTTTTCGACGTAGGTACCGGACAAGCGCTGCCACGCAGCCGAGAGGTTTTCCTCGATCCGCAGCAGGTTGATGGCCGGGGCAGTCGTCGCCGTGCCGAACGTCTGACCCGAGACCTTGCCGGCGAAGGCGTGGTGCTGCAGGTAGAAGAATCGGGTGGCGCGCTGGATGTCGGTGAGGGTTTCGGGGCGGGTCATTTTCTGCCATTCGAACACCTGCCGCGAGCTGAGCGCCCACTTGAATTGGCGCACGAACTCTTCGAGGTGGTTCTGCACGACGCGGTAAAGCGTGACCAGGTCGCCGTTGATATCATTGAGGACTTCGACCGGCGATGGCTGGGGCTTCATGAAGTACAGCGCGGCACCACCGGCAAAGACTTCGACGTAGCATTCGTGTGACGGAAAAAGAGGAATGAGGCGGTCGGCCAGGCGGCGTTTGCCGCCCATCCAAGGAATGATGGGTGTAGACATTGAAAGCAAGACCTTTACTGTATGGATAAACAGGTGCTAGGCTCGCCGCGCTTTGTGCACGGAGCAAGAGCCTTGGCTGGACTTGCAGGGACAATCTGCAGGGACGGCGGTAGGTCCGGTTGTTGGCGCATCCGGATCGACCGCTCTTTTTTGAAGATCAACTCATTGTGTGTCCTCAAGGAAAGCCAATGGAAAAAAAAAGCAGCAATTTCAAAAAAGATACAATCGCGCTTTTAAGAAACCTACCCAGTGAATGGGCTATAGCCATTTTGCTAGGAGCTTTGCCACTTTGGCTTTTCAGCCACACTCAAAAAGATGTTGACGACATAGTTCAAGGCCTACTCGCCATAGGTCCACTTATTGATTACTCCGCTTACTTGATTGCCCCTTACGGATTAGTATTTCTTATTAAATATGGGATACGATTCAGGTCAGACAAGAGCCTGTGGATATTTGAGTTCATACACAAAGTCATTGCAGAGATTGGAACCGGCTTCCTCACCATCACGCGAACGGGTCTGGGAGCAGTATTCGGAATCTTAATGATAGGATTGAGCTCAAACATCATCACAATATCAACTCAACAAATTATGTCTCTGTTGGTTATGATCTTTTCACTTACCATAGCTAATTGCGCTCTAGCCCTGGGAAAAGATACGCTTATCGAACATACGAACAGAGCCATCAGCCGCAACTCGATTAAGTTCGATCCGAGACTTAAGTGATCATTGTTCGCTTTGTAAATTAATTATTGACACGTATGCCTGACACGCTCTAAGCGCTATTAATCCTCTGTCGCCGTCGTCGGTGATGCCGATAATTCGTTGAGCATGCGCCGGGTCAAGTTCGGCTCTTGTGGGGCCATGAACCACGCCGCCGGTGGCGGAGGTGGGCATCGATACGTTGCCGGCACCGGTGGCGGCGTTGAGTAGGACTGACATGCGCAGATCAGCAGTGGCAATGCGGTCGCGCAGGCGATCTTGATCACGTTGGACATCGCTCAAGGCTCGGTAATGGGTTTGTTCACTGGATGCCAGGCGCTGCTCGAGCACAAGGCGTTTGTTTTGTTCGGCATGTTGCTGCGCGGCCGAGGCTAAGGCCAACTGATTGAGGTTTGCAGCGTGGAGCCGGGCATGCTCGGCGAGCTGTTTCCCGTAGCGCCAATCCTGTACTTGCCAGGTGATGGCAGCGGATCCACCGGCCAAGGTAGCCAGCAGCACCGCTTTGACCAGCAGCCGATACGGCACCGGGATCAGTTCGCTGAGGTGCATAGCACTGCCCTCGCCCGTTCCCACAAATGCAAACGCCCCTGCAAGCCATTCAGGCCGCCGTTGATTTTGCGGGTGATCGCTTCGAATTCGTTTCGATCCGCCAGGGCGTTCAGCCCCCGTACCCGCCAAAACCACGCGGCCGACTCAGCTGCCCATTGCGGCAGTTCCAGCAGCTCCGGCGTGCGCAGCAAACGCTCGTCGCCGAACAGAGCCAGACTGCAGCGCAGATAATTGTTATGGCCGGTGATCTGGATCAGCCCCCGGCCGCGGTAGCGCTGGCCATCGCCGTCGGCCTCTGGCGTGTTGCCCAGCTTGGCGGCCAAAGTACCGGTGTCGTATTTGCTCAGGTACTGGTCGCCGCCCAGTTCGCGGACGTAATTCAGCTCGCCAGACTCGTGCCCTACTTGCGCAAGAAACGCAGCTTGCCGCTGTGGGGTGTTGATCTGCCGGAGTGCCATTGCTGAGTTCAGCGCAGAAACAAAAACGCCCGCTTGGCGGCGGGCGTTGGGCATAATGCGTAAAATTTGACTTTCGGTTATCAACCTAGCTCTCCACATTGAGAAAGTAACTGACATGGAATACTTAATTTACATTTTACCTTCTGAAACCTCTCCTCCTGACTTGTGGACAATTGGCACCGCGATTAGCTCAACGATTATTGCGCTCATTGCAGTAGTTTTCACATGGCGTCAGAGTAGAAAAACGGATAGACATAACCGACTAATGGTCACCCCTCACTTGGCAACGCTAACAACCATTAACAATGAAGATAAAACCTTGCTAGTGAAAATCGAAAATAATGGAATCGGCCCGGCGATCATCAAAGACTTTGCGATTCATGTTGACAACAAGTTGATAGAGGGTCCTAACGAAGTAGAAGAAAGCTTGAACATTCTATTTAAGGACTTACCAATCAGCAAGCTCGGACATGAAGCAATTACGAGAGAGTCCTTCCTGCCAGCAGGAAAAAACATTGAACTCGCCACCATCGTCACAGACGATATATTACCCGAAGAAATTGCTAAAAAAGTCGACCCTCGAATTAACATAGTGATCCAATACCAATCGATATACGGAGACAAGTACGAATTCAACTCTGATGACTAAGTTACAATCTAACCACACGTAATTTTGCGCTTTGCTTTCTCTTTTTACCTCTGACTTTCGCTTTACCTTTCTTACCGCCGTTGCATTCGGCGGTGGTACTCCAGCCCGCTTGAGTGAATACCTGCTCGACCGAGTCGATCAGGTACTCGCCGTCGAGGCCAACCTTGAAGCCTTGGGCATCGATCGATCGCTCAGCGAACAGGTCTGTGCGTCCTGGCATTTCCAGTCGGACACCGGCAGTGGACCGGTTGAAGGCAGCCAGCCGCGCTTTGGCCGCTTCTTCTGCTGCAGACTTGTTCGGGTAGATGTGGCGGTCGGTATGCACAGGCGGCAAGCCTTCCGGTGATTCGTCGTTGTCAAGAGTGACGACCGCGAGCTTCCCGGTTTTCTTGTCTTGGTGTTTGGTGGATACCGCTTTGTGCGTGTTGCGATCACCGAGGCGAAACTGGAAGCGACTCACGTCGCGCCGCTGGATCAATACAACGCCAAAGCTCTTGCCCGAGGCGCTCTGCCCGGCTTGGCGCGGCATCACCAGCAGCTTGCCGTCGGCGACCTTGGCCGTGCAGTCGTACTGCTTGGCCAGGCGGGTGATGAAATTGAAATCCGATTCGCTGAGTTGATCCGCGCGAGGCACTTTGGTTTGCACCGGACACACCGGTTGCCAGCCATTGCGTGCGGCGACGTCGGCAACGATCTGCGACAGTGGCACGTTTTCCCAGCTGTCACTGCGGGTGGTCTTGCCGCTGCCACGCATGTCACTGGCCTTGCCGGTGATCACGAGCGTATCCGGTGGACCGGACAGCTCAATCTCGTCGACGACATAGCGGCCGATGCGGGTCAGCGACGTTTCGACGTAACCGAGGAAGATCTCAATGCTGGCTCCGCGCGGGGGCAGCAGCACCGCACTGTCGCGGTCATCAATGCGTAGTTCGAACTCATCGGATTCCATGCCGGGCTTGTCCGTGGTTTTCAGTTGCAGTAGCCGGTCATTGATCAGTGTGGTGATGTCGGCGCCATTTGCCACGACTCGAAAGGCTGGGGTCATTTGTTTCATCCATAAAAAAGCCCGCTCAAGGCGGGCTAGTTTCATCAATTTGCTAGCTACATGACATTGCAGATCAGTCGGTCTTAACGATGGTCAGACTATCATCTCCTACAGCAATCACACTGTTACAGACGGGACAGGCAAACACGTCAGTATCAGGCACCGGCAACAACTTGGTACAGGTCGGGCAGTTGCCAACTAGAAAGGACTCCCGAGAGCCGAAGATCTTGGTGAAAACCGCGAACACCATCACCAACGCCAGAATCCACCCAACAATTGGGATCAAGGCTAATAGAGCTATTACTGCTGCGGAGATGATGAACCAAATGATGCGATGAGGGATTTCCTCTTTGATACTGCGTTTAACTTCCCTCAGTTCCGTCGACTTTTCCATGACCGGCTCTCACCTGTTCCTAAAATGACAAGTCTATCGGCACCGGAAATCCATGGCAAACTGCCATCGCAATATCAAAGGACGTGTTAGCCCCACAACATTACTCCTCCGTTGGTGGACGCTGGCAGATCCGGCAGCTCAATCACGATGCCGGCGCGGTAAGGCTGCGGTTCATCGGCCAGCCCCTGATTGGCATCGAGCACCGCCTCGACAGTGCCATCCAGATGCCCATAGGCGTGATAACAGAGGGTATCGAGCAGATCTCCGTCAGACGTTCTGCAGGTCATCGCCATAACGCGCGAACTCCAAAGTAAATGCCTGCTTGCGCGGGATCCCGCCCTGCAGCAGCGCGGTCTGTTCTTCTTCAACGTTCTTCAGGCACCAGGTGCCCAGCACGTCGCCATAACCGGTGGTGAGTGTCAGCGGTTTTAGCTGGGAACCGAGACTGCGCAGGGTATCCAGTTGTTTGAGACCTCCCTTGAAGCCCGGGAAGATCGCCCCTTTCAAGGTAATTTTTTCCTCGCCGATGCCCACCGCTTGTTGCGCCGGCCGGCGGGTCAGGCGTTCCTGCGACGCCCAGCGAAACTCTGTCGAGCGCCGCAGCTCATCAAAGGCTGCTGTGTCCAGATTGAAGTAGTACGGCTGTGCGTTGGGATCGAGCGGCTGCACGATCAGCAAGTGCGGGAACGGCTGGACCGCTTCCGGTAACGGCGTAGCGTCGCCGGCCAGCGACCCGACCTTGATGGTGACCGTACCGCTCGGCAAGGTGATGCTGTAGCTGTTGGCCTGCCAGTCGTAGATTAGGGAGCCGCCATCCTCAAAGCGCCAGACCTCGACGTGATCGCGGTTGTCCGGCGGCGGCCCCCCATTGCCGTAAAGCCCCGGAATGAACGTACCCTGCGCCACGTCGCCGCTGGCACTGATCAGGGTGCCTTGCTCGTTCAGACTTGGCGCCCGCCAGTGCCGCGCCTTGCCGGCGGCGATGCTGTGCCAGCGTACCCAGCCGCTGACCCATTCGCCGTCCGAAACCCGGCATACCGGTGGTGAAGCGGCGAGATCCACCGCTACCACGTAGCAATCCTTGACCAGCCCCGCGAGCATTCGGTCGTGTTGCGCCGCAACGTAACCTGCACTCATGGCACGTCCTCCGGACGGAACGGACCGTCGCCCGGCTCAATGTTCAACACCAGGGTGCCAGGTGGCTGATCCGGCCAAGGCCAGTCGGCCTCACCAAGGTAGATCTGCTGTGTCCATTCCACAACCCAGACGGTGTAGCCGTCCAGTTCAGGTTTGGTCCAGTCCTGCATGGCCTGTACGAACTCGGCGAGTTCGACCTCGAGGCCCCACGACTGCATCCGTAGCAGCACGGACAACTGGCCGGCGATGAACACCGCTTGCTGATGGTGGTCAGGCTGGATCGGGTCGGTGATCACTCTCGCTTCGAACTTGCAGGACAGCCCGGTTTCACCGGTTCCCGGATCGATACCCGGTTCCATCTCTGCGAGTTCGACCAGCACCGCCGGCAAGGCGATTCGGTCATCGATGTTCGGCCAGACCGCGACGGTCTGAACGCCCGGCAGATGGCCCTGAATGTGCCGCTCGATAGAGCGATACAGCTGCTCAAAACTGAACGGCTCGTCGACTTGATCTGCCACGTCATTTCCCCTTCAAGTGCTTCTGCACTTCGAAATTGAGTTCCTGCTGCAGGACATGCACCAGGTGTTCGTCGGCTTTGCGTACCCAGCTTTCGAAGTGCGGCCGAGCCTGTTCCAGAGACACCTTGGCTTTGGCCAGCGGGAAGCGGTTGTCGTGTTCAGCGATCCAGCCCGAACTCGCGCCGACCGCACCGCTGACATCGCTGTCGGGATAATCATCCGCCCTGAAATGCTTGCTGCCGGTGCGGATCCACACGTCTGCGCTGTTGCCATAGACCTTCTTGAAGAACGCACCTTGAAAGCGGCGCCCCGCCACCGACACGCCGGAGCGGCTCTGCCGAGGTCGGCCGATGCGGCTGGCTTCCATTGCATTGAGGCCGAACCACAATTTGCCGCTGTTGGCACCGTCCCTGACCGGATAGGCCCGCAGCCGCTGCCGCACCGCAGCAACTGCAATACGTTCCTGCCGGCCGACAGCGCGGGCAATTTGTGTGGCAAGCCAACGCAGGGTTTTGTTGATCGCTCGGCGCTGGGCGTTGGCCGCTGCTTTTGGCACCAGGGCGGCAAAGTCCTGAAAGGCTTTTAGGTCTGCCGCCGAAGTCTGCAACGAGATCATCCCGCCGCCGGCCGAGGGCTTGAAGTGACTGCCAACACTCATGGTCGTTTCCTCAGTATCAAGGCGACGAGTCCGTCACCGCCCGGCTCCAGCTGCAGCAGGTCGTAGTCGCCGCCACCGTCCAGCTCCGGCAGATCCACACTAACGAGCAGCCCTTTTCTCAGGCCATGCGAATCGCGGACGCGAATCTCAAACTTCGGCTCTCGCAATGCCGTTCTGATATTGCCCATCTTGGGTTGCAACCAAGGCGCGGCGAACATCCCCAGCACCGGTTCGTCGTAACCCTCGATCCGGGCCGTATCGCCCAGCGTTTCGAACACGGTGTCGTCGATGTACTCCAGCAACTCCCGGAACGCCACGGTCAAAGCTCCAGAAGAACCTGCGCACGTGGTCGCGTGCACAGATGCAGCGGGTTGGACTGCGCTTCACCGGCCATGCCTTTTTTGAACGGCAGCGGCTCGATCATGCTGTAGTACGGAATGCCTTGGGTGTTGACCGTTTCCATGTAGTCAGCCGGTGCGAACACCGAGATGTATAGATCCGGCACGCCTTCAGGGATCAGCAGCGCCCTGTCGTCGTGCACGAACGACACGCCCGCCACCTTGCCACGATAGCGCTCCCAGATGATGCCGCCGAACTCGAAGCTTTCACGAGCATCACCGCGCAGGGCTGCTGCCTGCTGGCTGTTGAGGTAGGTCTCTTTGACCGACTTGTGAACGATCAGCTTGTTCCAGAAGTTCTTGCCGCAGAAGGCGCGAGATCCGGTGCTGGTCACGCTGCCGAGCGCGTCCTCTTGCATATCCAAGGCTTCACCGCACTTAACCCGCAACTCCGTGCCCGCATCCGCCAGTCCCATCGACATTTTTTGGCGCCCCACACCGAAGCGGTCATAGAGATCCAGCAGTACGGTCTTGCCGTCAGCGTCGAGGATCTGGCCATTCAATGCGCCCATGCGCTGAAACTCGTGAGTGGCGTCCAACTGACGCCGCGCCTTGGCCAAGCGCGCATTGACCACGTCCTGTACCGCTTGTAACTCGGTGCGAGTGCCGAAGGCGCGGATGCCTTGAATCTCGTCGGCCTTAATGGTGAAGCGCTCCGGCAGGTGCACGGTGTTGAACGGGATCAGGTTGCGCTTGCTGGCAGCAACCACCAGACCAGAGGTGCCACGCTCACCCGCCGGTACCAGGGCTAAGGTGTCACCGTCCTTTTCGATTTGTACAGTCAGGGTGGTGATGCCCTCCTCGCGAAACAGGCCCAGTGCGCTGATGCGTCCTGGCAAGTAAGGCTGGTCGTTCAACGCAGCCGTCAGCGAATCGACGCTAAAAGCTTCGTCATCAAAAATGGCGATATCGGCCATGGGTACTCTCCAGAAACGAAAAATCCCGCACGCGGCGGGATGCATTTAATAAGGATCGACTCAGCGGACGATCAGATGGTGTGCGGCGAGCGCTTTCTCGGCGGCTGGATCCAGGCCTGTCAGGTGGACTTCGCTGACCTCGGCAAGCCGGACAACAGCGCGACCGCGACGAACCACATCGGACTCGCCGAGCGGGCCGTAAAGAATGGCGATGGCGTTTTCGGTGCCATCTTCGGCGGTCGGGTTGTACGGGGCGAACTCGCCGGTTGCAGTCTCCAGGCCGAGGATCTGTCCGGGTTCCAGAGCGGGGCCGGCGGCGACGTTGATCGCCTCGCGAGAAATGGTTCCGGCGCCTTCAGACAGCAGGAACTCGCCTGCATGCATCGGTTCGCGTTTGATGGTCATGGTCTGGCTCAAAGCCGCAAGCGCTTCCTGCTGGTGGCCCGCCATATCGAGAAGGTGCCGCCGTTCCTGTACGAGCCGGAAAAGAAGACGCTCAAGTCTGTCGGCTCGATCCTCGGTCGCATGCCGCTGGCCGGCGACGTCGAAGCCGCTGGCCCGATGCACCGGGTGCCGGCGTTGCAATGGAAAACGTGGGTTCGCCTCGCCCTGGTCACCGCCGGAAAGGACTGGCGCAGCCTGAATGACTTGGCGATCGAGGACGGTTACCTGCGTGATCTGGTCATCGTACCCGAGTATCACCGGGGTGTTTTGGGTGTAACTGACTGGAACGAGAACAGCGGGGTTATCGCAGGAGCCAACAGACCCATGAACGGGAAGTTCTCGGTTGCTGATCCACGCGCCAAAGCCGGGGCGCTGCAATATCAGCAATACGGCGTGCGCCGCTGGGAAGAAACAAGCGGCGCGGTAATCGGCGTGAAATCACCGGGACAAGGAACATTCAGCGTTGCTGATCCTCGCCGCCCAGGTGATGGCTTCGGCAAATATCTGGTAACGCCGTTCGACAACGCCGCCGGAACAGTCATCGCCGACAGTACCACGGGGCAAGGCACCTTTGCGGTTCAGGATCCTCGATATCACAACCGGCACCCAAGGGCGAGCAGCCGAAAGCTTGGCGTTTGTCCATGGGCTAAAACTGCTGGGACTGTCACCGGATCGCAGCAGGTAGCCAGCGGTGCATTGTCGATCGCAGATCCGCGCCCAGGCATGAAGCGCACAAAGGGTGACGCGTACCTGACTGGCGGCCACTACGGCGTCGTCGGCTGGAACGAACAATGCGGCGCCGTATCGGCAAGTGCCAATCAGGACAACGGACGATGGTCAGTGGCTGATCCCCGCATGCCGGAAGCCAATGACCGTCTGACCTGCGTCATCGAAAGCCTCGACGGCACCTGGCACCGGCCATTCACCACGCTGGAGCTGGCTGCGCTGCAAAGTCTGGTCGAACCGGAAGAGCAGTTCGAGCTGGATGGCCTGAGCGATCAGGCATGGCGCGAGCGGATCGGCAACGCGGTACCGCCGGCAGCTGCCGAAGCAATCGCCCACGTGATGGGCACCACCCTACTGCTGGCCGAAGCCGGCGAAACCTTCATGCTGAGCAACATGCCGGTGTGGGTGCGCCCTATTGCGGTGGGATTGAGCGTGAGTCAGAGGGAGGAGGCAGCATGAGCGCTGCAGAGAAAATTGATTTTCAAATAACACCAGGCGCTTGGTTTCGCCAAGACCTGCTTTATCCAGTGTTCGGACTCAGCACAGAAGCTGTCCGCAAGTATCGTTCTCGCGGTCTGTGGTTGGAGGGCAAACACTACCGTACCGACCCCGCCAATGTGCTGGTTTACAACAAGGAAGCAATTGAAAAGTGGATGGCAGGTCAACCATGAGTGACAAGATGCCCACAGGTGTCGAGATGAACGGCAAACAGCTGCGCATCTGGTTCATCTTCAATGGTCAGCGATGCCGGGAACCGCTGGAGGGAATCTCGAAGGTTAACAAAGCTGCGATTGCCTATGCCGACAACAAACGCCGCACAATCCTTGCAGAGATCAAAGAGGGCCGCTTCGACTACGCGGCACACTTTCCAAAATCTCCCAGGGCAGCAATGTTCACGGGCACTGGCGGCCCTTATCTGAAGCGTACAGTGAAGGAAGGTATTGATCGATGGCTAGAGGTTCAGCGCGCGCTCAAAGCTTCAAGCACCGTCGTCAACTACGTGAGCAAAGCAGTACACGTTGAGAAGAAATTCGGTAAACGACGGATCGTCGACATCAGCAAGAGCGACATCGAGCTGTTTCAAGCGCAACTGCTCCAACAAGGCTTGGCCCCGAAGACAGTGAACGACATTTTCACCGTGGTTCGCGGAGTCTGGGCCGACGCATTCGGTGACGGGATACTGAAAGCCAACCCGCTCGACCGGATCAGCAACGTTGGGTCAGACGTCGACCTCGAACATGCTGACCCCTTCAGTCGCACCGAAATCGAGTTGATCGGTAAAGCGGACCCAGACCGGCGAGCTGATGCCCGAATGATTGAGTTCAACTGTTGGGCCGGGCTGTCTCTGTCCGAGCTTATAGGATTGGCTGCTGAAGACGTCGACCTTCAAGCCGGCCTGATACACGTTCGGCGGGCATTGGTCGTGGGAGAATTCAAAGTCCCCAAAGAGCGCTCCAGGGTACGAGTCGTTGAGCTTATAGACCCTGCTCTCGCTCTCATGAGGGAAATTGTGGCCGCCGCTAAGGAAGCACAAGCCGAGGAGATCACGGTTATCCAACGCGACAACATCACTTCCAAGAAAATGAAAGTGAGGTTCCTTTTCCGCAGCTCCACCAGCGGCTTACTCTGGAGTGGCAAAACACTGAGCAACTGGTTTACCGCCCACCTGAAAAAGGCGGAGGTGCGTCATCGCGGTGCGAACCAGTGTCGTCATACCTTTGCCAGCCAGATGCTGTCGAGCTACGTTCCGGTCGAATGGGTGGCCAGGCAACTGGGGCACTCCGACACAACGATGGTGCGAAAGCACTACGGGAGATGGATACCGAAGGACACCAAGAGCATGGCGGGAATTGTGTCGAAAATGCTGGGGTTTAGAACAGAGTAGATAAAAAAGGAGATACCATTCGACCTATTTAACAGCATCTCCCTAGAAACGACAAAGCCCCCGTAATCCGGGGGCTTTGTCATTACCACTAACAGTTCGCTCAGCGTCGCATAACGCGACCAAGAGCGCTTTTCAGACGCTCATTATCAGCAGCAGTTGGCTGCATGTACTGAGCGTCGCACGGTGCGCTCAATGCAATGGAGCCTTGAGCGACCTGGCTCACCACGCCTTTCACACGATCATCAGTGGCCGCCGCATCACGAATCGACACTGGATTCTGCCCACTATTTAAATACATTACCATTCCCCTTTCCATGAAGGCTACGTTCATGCCCTTAAGGCCAACGTCTTGAGTAAGATTGCCCGTCTGCGTAGCCAGTTCAAAATATTTAGTTTCGCCGCCACTGTACGGGTCCATCAGCTTAGCTGTGTCTACCGACTTTACAGCGCAATTGTTACTACGCCAGCATCCTGCAGCGTGCCTTGCTCCCGAACCAGCGAAGCTGGCGATCAACTGTTCAATGTCGCCAATCGTGTTCGAGAGCTGAATGTCTTGTCCGTGTTCAAATACCACGCCGCCATCAGCCTTGTCAACCATCAGCATTGCAATGCCCGTCAGTCCCGGGTCATCTTTGATCGACTCATCGAATAGATAATCTTTCCAAGCCTGGATTACCTGCGAATCGCCAGCGAAGAGAAACACGGCAGTAGAGGTATCAACGATCTTCTCAAAGCCACTATCGTCAATATAGAACACAGCATAGTCCGTGTTGAACGACCAGCGAGAATCTGTACCTACTATCGACGCGTTCTTATCATAGACATTCGTGGTCATTGGAGTTCCGTTTCCCGAAAAAATTCGCGGAAGTTTACGTCATTCCATAATGATATCAAGCGCTATTTTGAATAGGCCACCCATGCCTGTCACGGCATGGAGCGGCCTCAGATTCGCTATAAATACCCTAACAATGCCCTAATTAAAGACACCGTAACGAAAAAGCCCCTGAAATCATCAATGATTTCAGGGGCTTAGTCTTATTCAATAATGGCGGAGAGATAGGGATTCGAACCCTAGGTACCGGTGAAGGTACAACGGATTTCGAATCCGTCCCATTCGGCCACTCTGGCATCTCTCCAACGG